GTGGCCGTCGTCATCGAGCGCCTTGGCATCGAGGGTGAAGTCGAGTTCGTTCACTGGGGGACTCCGGAAGTCGGGGCATCGGGTGCCGGCAGGCCTGCCTGCGTGATGGGGACGTTCTGCATCTGCATGCGCGGCACATCGCCGCCTTCGACCGGCGGCAGGTTTTCGAGTGCNCGNACCTCGTTGATGGTCATGACGCCGTTGGTNAGCATCTGCTGGTAGAAGGAGGCCCGCGCCGCACTGTCACCGCGCAGCAGGCCTTCCAGGTTGAACTCNATGGTGATGCCGGCGAGCCGGTCAGCGACCGACAGCAGCTGCTTNTCCAGCGCCTGNTCGATGCGTTTNAGGCGCCNGCGCAGCGTGAANTTCTGGAAGCCCAGCGTCTGCTGCTCGAGNCCNGTGCCCCAGCTGGTGGTCTTNTCGGTGTGGCCGACCATGAACGGCGGCACNCCGAAGAACCGGCANACTTCCTCGACCGANAANGCCCGGCTCTGCAGCATCTGGGCATCTTCCGGGCTGATCGAGAGCTGGACCCAGTCCATGCCGCGNTCGAGCAGCATCGGCCGCCCGGCGTTGATCGCNCCGGCAAACTTCTCCTGCAGNAGTTCCTCGGCCAGCCGGCGNTGGTCGATCGTCAGNGTGTCGGCCGTNTTCAGCAGGCCCGAAGGCCGCACCCCGTTGCGGAAGGTNTCGCCCGANGCCCGNTCAATCGCNTGGGCNAGCCCGAANCTCTGCCGNCCNGCGCTNAGCGTCGAGAGACCGCCCAGCGGATTGCCGCCGAAGCCNCGGATGTGNAGGACCCGGTCCTGGCCGACGATGTNGCGNACACCCTGGTCGACCCACTCGTATTCGAGCGCCCCGTCATCGCGGCGGCGCACCGCCATCAGCTCCGGGCTGATCGGCACGCCGAGCGCAATCACCCGGCCGTTCCCGGCCCGGATTACCTCGGCATAGGCATTGCCGTGCAGCTCGACGCTGGCACAGATGAACTCCCAGAAATCGAGCGCGGTCTGGTCCGCGTTGGGGCTGTCATGAAGGATCCGATAGAGCGGATGGTCATCCGCCACCGTCCGTGCACCGCCCCTGGTCCGGTAGACCATCAGCGGGAGCGAAGCGATCGTGCCGGCCAGCAGGTTGACGCAGGCCCAGGCCGCGGCGAGCCCGAGCACCGAGGTGGTGCTGACGATCTCGCCGCTGGCGCTCGGGCGCGCGCCCATTTGCCGGTAAAGGAACGGGTCGGTGAGGCCAATGGAGCGGGCCAGGTAGCTGACCGCCTTTTGCAGCAGGTTCACGCGGCGAGGCTCTTCAGCCAGTCGTCGATCGTGCCGCCGGTGTCACTGGACATCGCCGCCCCCACTGCCATGCACAGCGCGACGGCTGCGTCGATCTTGTTCAGGGCCCTCTGCTTGGAGAGCCAGTAATTGTCCCAGCGGTCGGTCTCGATGACCGCCGACATGATGGCCGAGACCAGCACCGGGTTGCGTTTGAGCCGGATGCGGCCCTCGAGCATCATTTCCTCGAGCTGGCGGACCGAGCCCGGCATCCACAGACCCTGCGGATCGCGGTCCTGGCTTTTAGCGGCCAGCTTCATGGCATCGGTCGGCTTGCCCCGCTTGGTGCCGCCCTGCGGGTGCTCGACGAACTCCATGTCGAGGCCGAGTTCGGCAATGTCCTCTTCCAGCCGCCGGAAGGCGTAGCGGTCGTAGGCGACCATCTGGACGTCGTAGTCCCGGTCGTATTCGGCGAGCGCCTGGGCGACGTGACGGAAATTGATGTTCTCGCCCTGCGGCGCCTGCAGGAATCCCTCACGCACCCAGACATCGTAAGGCTGCTTGTCGCGCAGGGTGCGCGCCGCAAGCGTGTCGCCCGGCGTCCAGGCCTCGATCCAGGCATCGAAGCAGGGCTTGCCGTCACGCTCTCCGGTTCGCTGCACGGCGGCGAGCGCGGTGATGTCGCGGTTCTGGCTGAGGTCGAGCCCGAGCCAGACCTTGGTGCCGGGCTTCGGCTCTAAATCGGCCAGCAGCGGCTCCAGCGTCGCCCGGGTCATCCAGGCGGTCTCGGCATCGGTCCAGACACAGAAGTGCAGCCGCAGGATACCGTTCAGCTGGCCCGGAATAGCGCGGGCCTGCGCCACCACCTCGGCCAGATATTCCTCCGTGATGGTCACGCCCAGCAGCGGGTTGGCCTTGATCCAGCAGCCGGGATCGGTGAGCGGGTCGTCGCCCTCGTCGAGCGCGCAGACATANCTGAACGTCGTGTCGTCGAGNACTTCGCCGAGATAGGTCGGGTCGGTCAGCGCATCGATGTTGCCGGCCGCGACCTTNACCGCGTGCTCGTGCTCTTCCCAGGCCACCGAATTGCGNTCGGAGCCCGAGTTCGTGATCATGAACAGCAGCGGTTCGCGCCGGAACTTGAACCCGCGCTCCAGCATCTCGATGATCGAGCGGTCCGGCAGCTCGTGGATCTCGTCCGCCAGCACGAAATATGGCCGCGGACCGGAACCGGTCTTGCCGGTATCGCGCGACACCGGCCGGAAGAACGAGCCTGACGCATGGTGCGCGATGTTGAACTCGCGGCCGGGACCGCCGGAAAACTCCAGCCGCCGCGCCAATGCTGGTGACTGGCGGACCATCTTCACTGCGTCGGCAAAGAGAATGCCGGCCTGCTCACGCTTGGCGGCAGCAGCATAGATCTGGGCGCCGGCTTCCCCCGCAGCGGTCATCCCGAACAGACCGATGCCGCCTGCAACCGGGGATTTTCCGTTGCCTTTGCCCTGTTCGATGTAGGCGCGGCGGAACCGCCTGCGGCCATCGGCGCGTTTCCAGCCGAACAGGCTGCCGATGATGAAAGCCTGGCTCGGTTCCAGCCGGAAGGGCTGGCCCTCGAACTGGCCTTCAGAAAGCTTCAGCACCTCCTCGAAGAACCCGAAGGCATGGGTCGCAGCCTCGAGATCGAACCGGATCCCGTCGGTACGCTTCAGGTCGTCGAGATGACGGCGACAGGCATTGCGCACGTGCGGCCCGGCGACGATCTCGCCGGTCACCACCGCCCGGGCATAATCGGTCGTCCGGTCAGCTGAAGAAACGGTCGGCCGGGTCGACGCCTTCCGACGTCGCCTCGGCTGAGATCCTGCTTCTGGCACTGGGCGTCATCCCGAATTCTGCAGCGTAACGCATCATGTCCGCGGCGGCCTTGTTGGCGGTGCCGACGAGCGGGTTCTGGATGGCGTTGCCGTTCGAAGTCTTGATCATCAGGCCGCCGGTCAGCTGGTCCTTCTCGGCCATCTTCGCGATCGCCCGCTCGGCCTGGACCCAGCGGCCATAGGCCTGGGCATAGGCAGCAAGTGCCGCGCGATCGACCTCGGATAGGAGGCCAATCCGGTGCAGCCAGTGGGCGACCCGGTTCCATTCCTCCAGCGCGTCAGCGGTCAGATGAGGTGGCGGTGCCGGCAGTGCCGCAGGCACAGCGGCCTCCTTTCGGTTGATCGGACGCTTGCCGCGATTACCCTCGATCAGCTTGAGATGGGTTGGTTTGGGTTTCGTTCCGGGCTTCATCGTTCAATTCCTGGGAGAGCCCGGCCGCGATCTCGTCAAATGTCCGGCCGTCACCTTCCAGGGTTGCGGCAGCGCCGGTGAAATCCTGCCAGCGCTTGATGGTCACGTCGACGTAGGCAGGATTCAGCTCGATCGCATGGACCGACCGGCCGGTCATTTCGCCGGCGATAACGGTGGTGCCCGAGCCTGAAAACGGCTCGTACACCGCTTGGCCGGGACTAGAATTGTTCTCGATCGGGCGCTTCATGCACTCGACCGGCTTCTGGGTCCCATGACCCGTCTCGTTCTTCTTCGGCTTGGCGATGTGCCAGACGGTCGTCTGCTTGCGATCGCCGGCCCAATGACCCGTGGCGCCCTTTTTCACTGCATACCAGCAGGGCTCATGCTCCCAGTGGTAATCGCCGCGCGAGAGGACCAGTTGACCCTTGTCCCAGATGATCTGGGAGCGGAGCTGAAAGCCGCTGGCGGCAAGGCTATCGGCCACCACACCAGCGAACAGGCCGGCGTGCCAGACATAGGCCACATCGCCCGGGAACAAGGCCCAAGCCTCGCGCCAGTCTGCCTTGTCGTCGTTCAGCACCTTGCCTTTGGCAGAGCCCGAGGCGGCAACGCCAGCTTTTTCGCGCCAGCCTGGATCATACTCCACGCCATAGGGCGGATCGGTGACCATCAGGTGCGGCGTGATACCGTTCAGCGCCTTGGTGACGGTATCAGCATCAGTGCTGTCGCCGCAGACGAGGCGGTGCTTGCCGAGCAGCCAGACATCGCCGGGCTTGGCGACGGGCTCGATCGGGGCTTCGGGGATCTCGTCCGGATCGGTCAGTCCCTCGGTCTTCTCGGCCAGCAGCTTCGCCAACTCGTCATCCGAGAAGCCGGTCAGCATCAGGTCAAAATCAAAGCCCTGCAGGTCGCCGAGTTCGACCGCGAGCAGTTCGAGGTCCCAGCCAGCATTCAGCGCCAGCTTGTTGTCGGCGATGACATAGGCCTTCTTCTGGGCCTCGCTCCAGCCCTTGGCGACCATCGTGGGAATCTGCGTCAGACCCAGCTTGCGGGCGGCCAGCAGGCGGCCGTGGCCAGCGATCAGGCCGCCGTCCTCGTCCACCAGCACGGGGTTCGTCCAGCCCCATTCGCGGATCGATGCCGCGATCTGCGCGACCTGTTCGTCCGAGTGCGTGCGGGAATTGCGCGCGTAAGGCGTGATCTTTTCTATCGGCCAGAACTCGCTGTTCTGGGCCGGCCAATCTTGCGACATGGCGCTCCTTCGGGGTGAGCGCCCCTGTAGGCGCCGTCAGTCGGCCTGTTCGGCCTGAATTTCTAAGTGGGTCACGAAGCCGGTCAGGTAGGGCAGGCCCTTGGGGATGCCGGTTTCGCGCGATGTGNTGCGGCTGATGGTCCAGCCCATCCAGCGGGTGATGGCNGCNTCNATCGCCGCCTCGAGGTCNAGGCCGGCGTGGACCCCGTTGTGCACATCGTNCGCGAAGTGGCGGCCGTGGCGGCTGTCGAGAAAGTCCCGGACCCCTTCGGCTGTGGCGCCGGTGGCTGTGGAGACCGCCGGGAAGGCGAGCCCCCATGCGGCGTCCGCGTCGGTGAACCCGGCGGTC